AAGGAAAGAAAATAGCATGAAAAACTTTAAAATTACAGGCAAAACTTATGAGTCTCCTAAATCACATTATGTGGTTTTGAGAGAGCATGAAAAGAAGACTGAGCATGAGTTGCATAGGCTAGAAGACAAGCTCAAAAAGCATGAGCATCTGCCTATGGAAAAGGCACATCCAGAAAAGAGTTAATTCAAGCCATTTTGCCAATCTAAATAAGTTTTTGGCAAAGGAACATTTTTAGGATATAAATCAGCTTTTATTAGGTTATATATTGTTCTAAGATGTGCCTCAAGCCAGAATTGTTCTTTTTCCTCTTTGTTTAGATAATGTCCTTGGTCTAAGGCATGGTGGCAGTCCCAGCACAGAGCCGCCACCATATTGTCATCAGCCTTAATGCTCCTGCCTTTGCCATGTGCCTGTAAATTTGAATGAGCACCAACCACTGTTTGGTCATCAACTCCACAGGCTTGGCAATGAAGGTATCTAATATTGTTTAAAAGTTTGGCACTTCTAACATATTGCCTTTTAGGATGTGCTATCAAGTTCAATTCCTTTCTGAGCACACCAAGCCTGTAACCAGTCTACAAATTGACTGGCTTGGTCTTTGGTAAAAAAACGGCTTTGCATGCCCAATTGAACAATCCTGTACCCATCTAAGGATGGAACTATGTTAGAGGCTCTTAGACCTGTTTCTGAGGCAAATTGGTCTATTAAAAATCTTTTCCAGCTTTCTACATCCCACTTACCTCCATAATGCTCTGCTTGTTTTGCTATATCAGCAATAATTGCATGGAATTTGGCATTTTGGTCATGAGTCCTGGTTTCCTCTTGAACAGTCATAACTAGGGTTTTCCCTGATTCCAATGCTGTTTTCATTTTTGCCCACAAAGTTCTTATCAAGGCAGTACCCTGATCAACATTGACTAATTTATATTGTTTCATCTTAATCGCCACAAAAGCAGGCTATTGCTTCTTCATCAACAACATCAACAAACATATCTTTTTGAGCTAAAACATAATCATACATTTGTCTATATGTTGGTCTATCTTTTCTAAATTTGTTACCTTGGTTAATTGCTTTATTTATATGAGTTTCTTCCATATTTGCCCACCAAATTGCTCTTTCAGGCTTTTCTGCAATTAAACTTAAAGTTTGCTTTTCACCTTTTAAATAACATAAATCACAATTACCATGATAAGTTTTTCCATTGAAATTAGGTAAACCTAAATCAAAACTTTGATTTTTCCAAAATAAACCTACATCATAAGAATTAATGTTAGCAGAAACTAAGGGCGTTCTTTCCCGCTGTATTTTTGCTGCTCTTCTTGGTTCATCGGCTCTTATTCCAACCCAATCCATATTTTCGTTATGATCCCAACCTTTATTTTTTAAAAACTTATGGATTGTTCTAATTTTTAATTCAATAGTACAAAAACGCATGACTGGACTTGGTAAATACTGTTTTTTACTCAACATTTGTTCAAATGGCTCACCTTTTCTACTTGTTGATTCATAGTTGACTTCTTTAAATCCGGGAACTTCATTGATGTATTCAACCCAATGTATTGGTACATTCCAGTTTACTGAGCAATCTTGAATAAACTTTAAAGTTTCCTCCATTTCTTTTCCAGTATTGGCAAAACAAACTATGGCATCTTTAGGTAAACCATTATTTGATTGCAATATACGCCACAACATATATGCTGAAGTTCTTCCTCCAGAAAAAGAAATTACAGTTGGTTCAATTATTTTAAAAGGATCGTGCATATTAATCAACCATTATGTTTAACATTCTGAGAGCTGATTCAATACTATCCACAAGGCAAAAAGCTCCTCCTTTCCAATTTTCAGCAAAATGTTTCTGATTTGCATTAAATCCTTTCTTGCCATAAGAATTTTCTAAGTTTTTGACCTCCATAAGCAAGGTCTGACCATGATAGCCAACCAGTAGATCACAAGGCTCTTTGATATGGTAAACAGTAGCTCCAACAGCTCTGAGAGCCTCCACAATGGCTTTTTGGTTATTATCAATCCTACTTGCTGTTCTCATCTTTTAATTCCTTAATTTCTTGAGCCACATCTTTTGCCAAATTTTTTAGCAAGGGTTCTGTTTCTTGTTTTTGTTTAACTGCATATCTTACATAATCAATCCATCCATTTCTCAAAGCTAATTGAGCATAAAATTTGACTATGCTTGCATACTCTGCATCCCAGTCAAACATCTTCAAAAATCCATTTCCTCATTTTTCACCTTTCATATTTATGAGCAGTTAGACTTTTTCGCAGTTCATTTATTTTTTCTCTTATTTCATCAGACATTGGTGGAACATCTGGTGGTGGTAAATAAACTTGAGTTTCAATTCTTAATTTTGGACATTCCATCAATAATTTTTTAAATTGAATTAAATTTGGAGGTCTTTCAGGTAGATTTTCAAAAGCCCATCTAAAACAATCCCATTTTTCATGAAAAAAATTAAGCTCATTAGCCCAAAGTTCTTTGACTTCATGAATGTCATTTAATGCCCACATGGAATCCCAACTTGATCCATAGGTATTGGAAAGTCTTAAAAAAACCTTGTTTATAACTTCTATGGGTAGGCTCATTTCAGCTCCAATATGTCATTAGGGGTTATGTCAATAGTTGATCTTCTAGTTTTTCCTACCATTTCATCATGTCTAGCTTTTTTAATTTCTAAATCACTTTGGTAAAAAGATTTTTGTTTGTTTTTAGAAATGTCCTGTCTTCTTACCCAATTTCTCCAAGTTGCTGACCAATCAGTTTTACTTGCATCTTTAGGTTTAGAAATCCAATAATCTTTAAAAGATTCAGCTATTTTTTGTGGATCAAGGTCTGGTCTTTCTGATTTACAAAAATTGTAATCATCATCAGATAATTTCCAGTTTGGGGAAAGCCTTGAGGCTTTTGTCTTTATCTCTATCTCTCTCTCTTTCTCTTTCTCTAACTCTGTCTCTGTCTCTAGACTATCATGTTGATATAGTTTTGATATCACATTGATATCATCATGTATCAGCCAATGATTAAGTTTAGATAAGCAATCTTTAGTAGTCTTTAATGGCAATCTGAGTCTAAAACTAAGTGTTTTTAGCTCAGGTATATTTCCATCATCTTCAGAGGCAATAAGCCAAAGCATACAAAGAACTTTTGCAGACAAAGGATCAAGCTCATGCCAATCTATGTCATCCAAAAGGTCACGATACAGTTTGACCCAAGGTGGTTTCCTATCCTTGAAATGCTGAAATTTAGTCCAATTTTTTATTCTCATAAATGCTCCGCGTTGCTCCCAGAAAAGAAACTATGGCAGGAGGGGAGTTCTCTTTTCAAAAGGGGGATCAATCCCTTTCTAGCCCAGTTTCAAAATATTTTACATCAAAATCTCAATAGCTCATCAAACCATTCAGGCTTTAAAACTCTCAATTGCCATAGCCTGCCCTTGGGTATCTCATCCCAATTGTTTACAGCCTGCCTAGTAACTCCTAAAAGTTTGGCTAGTTTGGCTGGTGTTCCTGCAAGTAATATGGCTTTTTGCTTTGTCATGTTGCTGATTGTACACAAATATTGACTAAATTAATTATTTTTGTGGTTTTAGGGAAACTACCTACAAAAAAAGGTAAATATGTGTTTACAATAACAAACATCAGCACAAAACTGATACAGACAAATTAAAATAAATTAAGGACACATTATGAGTAATAGAAGTTATTTTGAAGAAGACGACGATATAAGAGAACTCAAAGCGCAAGACTTTTGGGAAGCTCGTCAATACAACATTCTGAGAGCAAATCCAATCTGCTCAGACCCCGATCATCCTGGTTGCGACAATTGCATGGGGGACGAAGATGACAATTAAATTTAGAAAAGGGAATATTAATCCCACAACAAAGACATTTCCAAGAACACTAGCTGAGGCATTTCCTGAGAATCCTGAGCCAAAATTTGAGGATGAGGGTTTTGACAAAGAAGACAAAATGGTAATCATAGCCTGCTTTGTTATTGCATTTATTTTATTTATTTTATTTACATGGGGAACATTATGACTAATCAAGGTGGAAAGTTAATAGCAACAGCATTTGTAAAGGCACAAAAAGAGTTTGGACCGGCTCTTAAA